GAACATATTATCTTTTGATCCTGGGGTTTTACGATTGTTATAATGCAGAAAAACTTGTACGCATTCTTTGCCTTTAAATTTTTCTCTCCAATGTTCTAGCTCACAGCCAGAATAAACTAGCATATCTCCTTGTTTTAAATCTACTTTAACACCTTTTTTACCAGTCTCGCCTGATGGCTCTAAATATATAGGCCAGTCATCACCGGCAAGATTCATTGTAGTTGATATCTCACAACTAAATCTATCTTTGTGTCTTTTAAGTTCATCGCCTTTTTTATAAATTCTTGCATAAGTATAAGCAGGATATAATTTTAATCCTGTTGCTTTTTCCATACCTGGTTGACATTTAAGTAATAAAGTTTCCATAGCCATATTGGCATATTGAGAATAAGTGTTTGGTATCTGTCCACCTGGTTCTTCGTAATATCCAATTATATTTTCAAATGGAGAAAAATATCTTGCTTGTTTACAAGTATCATAAACTTGTTTTTGCATTAAAAAATAGTTTGCAATAAATGCAGCTAAATCTTTTGATATTGCTTGTTTAATAACTGTGTATTTATTTTTTTTAAACATCTTTAGCCATTTCTTTTGGTACCGCTTGTATATTCCAATGTATAAATCTAAATGGTTCAATACCAAAATCTATTGCATATTCGTGTTCCAAATAACCTGGAAATATAATCAATGTTCCTGGTTTTGGGCGTAAATGAAATTGTTCGTGACCAGGCCACACACCTTTTATATCTGGTTTCATTTTTAATTTTGTACATCTTGCACCAGTCTTCGGTTCGTGAAATACAGGATAAGAAGTTTTATCACTACACTTTAAAAAATAAAAACCTGATACGTGTTGGTTCCAATGTATGTGTGCTGAATGATGTCCACCACCTTTTTTAGCAAACTCTTGTACCCATAATTCAGAAAACATAGTTGAGTATTGAGACATATCATAACCTTGGTGATCTAAATATTCCCAAGACTTTTGACCAATGTAATTTCTAAAATCTAAAAAATCATTATCAGCTGTTAATGGTGTTGAGTGATATGATCTGCCAAAGTCACCGTGTTCTTTTATAAATTTTTTTTCTCTTGTTCTTGCATCTTTGATATATTTGTTACTTGCTTTGTTTAACGATTTAACAAACTCTGGTTTTTCTTCACTCCATATTACAGTTGGAAAATAACTATTTATAAACATTATTTAAAAGGCCTCCCTAAATGCCATACCACAAGACTATATCTTGTGCCTGATGTTACTGGTTTAACTCTATGCCACACAAAACTAGGAAATATAATAATAGATCCTTTTGGTAATATCTCTTTACATTGCACTCTATGTTTTGATTCGTCCCGCATATGTGGATCATAGTTTCTAAAATCAAATTCTAATTCACCACCACTATATTCTGAACCATCTGTTAATTGACAAGTCATAGATAGTTTTCTAATTTTGCCGTGTTCGGGATGATTAGGATCTTTTCGATCATATGCTTTATCCCAACTATCACAATGCCAATCATAATATTGATTTAATTTATATTTTGTAAACTGACAAGATTCCGATCTGTCCCAGTCAAAATTCCAACCAGCCATTGCATTTGCTTTATGTACATATGGATGTAATTCTTTATATATCCAAGTGTCATTTAACCATACTAGATCAGAGTTTCTTTTTCTTTTTAAATCTAATACTTCTTGTTTATTTAATTTTTTCTTATCACCATAACCACCCGTTAAAGCCATTACCTCTTTCTGTTGCTTAGCATATTGTATTACTTCATCACAGAACTTTGGTGTAAGCACACCACTAAAATACCAATAATAATTAGATATATTCATTATTTATAATTAAGGTTTATTGCAACGCGAATTTTTTCATCAGTACAAGAAGAACCTTTATGTTTAATTTTAGTATTAAATTCAATTAGTTTGTTTTCTTCACTTTTAATTTTTTTACCATTTTTAAATTTAGTATAACCATTACAAGTATTAATATAATATACAGCTGTTTTACCATCAAATTGTTCACATCCTTTATCGAAGTCGGTATGATACCCATATTCTATTATTTTATCTGTTTTTGTTAATAAATTAACTTTTACAAGATAAAATCTTTTAGCTTTTAATTTTGATAAAAGAGGTTGAATAACTTTCATAAAATTTTCCCTACAATTTATTCCATATTCATCTATAAAAACATAAGTAAATTTAAAAAAACCATCATTTATATAATCTACACCATTAATAAAATACCAAGGCATTTGATCTGACATTAACTCGGATTGAATTTTTTTAAATGTTTTTTTAGGTAAAAAATTTTTATATATATTCATAAGTTATTGTTTGTACAAAGTTTAATGAATCTTTTTGATTGTTAGTTAGGTAATACATATTGGTAGATGGAAACATAATAAACATATTATTTTTAAGTGGTATATCCCAACTTCTACCTTTACGTCTATTATCTTCATAATGTATTCGGACCATACAGTCTTTTACTTTTACACCATAAAGTAATGTATAATCTGGTGAGTTACGTAGATCTACTGGATCTATATTTAATAATGGAATTGTAGTCTCGCTAGGTTTATAGATGTTACCCCACGTTTCTTTGTTAATTAAATTAACACGATACTCAACACCAACGTGATCTCGCATATATGTATTTAACATATCCCACGTTCGTGAAAACGGAAAATCTTTGTTTTGAATTACTGATTGTAAAATGTCGCCTGATAACTTATCTCGGTCAATGTCCCAATCTTTAGGCATCGCCACATCACCATAATATAGAGCTTGCTCTGTTAATACTTTCTTCTGCATACCACCACCATTTTTAATTTATGCTAAAGGATCTGTCAAGTCCCAAGATTGCCCAGATTCATTCCAAGCATAATATTTTTTAGAAGCTTCTTCTTCTGCAGTTAATGCTGGAGCCTCACCTATTGGTGAATCCCATCGTGCAGTTGTGGTATTTTTTACCCAAGATGCGTAAGGTTTTTTAGGCCAGAAGATATTATTATCTTCGTCCCAAGTAAAACCTATACCTGCATAGTTTCCTCTAAAAGGTGTACCACCGTTTTTATGTGTGTTACCAGATGTATTGTAAGATGTTTGAATCCACATTTGTGCAGGCCAATTATTATGTGTTTCTAAATATTGTTGTCCTACTGATTCATCTTCAACACCATCAGCGTTAAGCATATCAGAATTATTCAAAGTTAATACTTGAATAACTTTTCCGTTAGCTCCTAGTTTTGCAAAATGTGCCATAATGTTTCTCCTTATATATTAATTTTAATTACCATTCAACTACTGATATCTATACCTTATTATTACTATACCAGACCCACCTGCTCCAGCTAAAGATAAATTTGAACCATCCCCTGATCCACCTCCACCGCCACCACCTGTATTAACAGTTCCAGCTCCTGCATCTCCACCACTTCCAGGATTACCTTTACCACCTGCACCACCACCACCTGCGCCACCTGGTGTAGTTCCTGATGGTGGATTACTTGGTCCATCTGATGCACCTGAACCACCACCCGCAAAATATCTTGTTGATGATACTGGACCTGGGGTTCCAAAACTTGGCGCTGTAGGTCCAATCATTGTATCTGCTATAAAAGAACCAACACCTCCTTGACCACCAACACTAGGTGGCCCTGCAAAAGCACCAGCTGCACCAGCACCACCACCAGCACCTCCACCATTTGTATTTCCTGGAGGACTTGTTGATCCATTTGTTCCTTGTGCAGGACTTACTGGCGGTGTATTTCCTGTTCCACCTCCACCGCCTGATGTTCCTCCACCACCTGATCCACCATTTCCGCCTGTACTATCTGGTCCAGTTCCTGCTCCACCTTGACCACCACCAGCAGATGTTATTGTTGAAAAAATAGAATTAGCACCTGCACTTCCTGCTGTGGTATCACCACCAGCTTTTGCACCACCTGCACCTACTGTTATTGGAAAAGCTGTAGCTGATACTGTTAATCCAGTTGGAGTTGCTAAAGGTGAAGTTGTTGGAGCTGGCATACATAAATCATTTGACATTCTAAAACCACCTGCTCCAGCTCCACCTGCCATATATGCAGGTGATGCTCCTTGTCCACCTCCACCTCCTCCAGCAACTACTAAATAATCTACTGTATTGTCTGAGGGTGCAGAGGCTACTCTACAAACAGTAAAAGTGCCAGGGCCAGTAAAAATATGTGATTTAAAATTACCACAAGTCACAACAGAATCTCCACCTGTTGCAACCAAATATGGATTAGTATCTATTGATGATTGATTCCCATCATCTGTTATTAACCAACCTTGTGTTGAATCTATATAAATTAATGTAACAGCTATCCCTTCTGTTGCTAAAGTTCCATTTTCAGTTGAACCACCAATTTTTTCTGAACCATTAGTAATTATTATACAATTGTTTGTATCAAAAGTTTTTGCATAATCTTTAACTGCAACTACTGCACCAGGCGAACCTGCTGGTAATGTTACATCCACTTCACCTGAAGTCGTATCTACAAAATATCCTTCACCAGCAACCGCTGTAAAATCTCCTGTCTTAACTGTTGTTGTCCAAGAAGCTGCACC